TGGGTGGGGTTGTGTGGGGGGTGGGGGGGGGGTTGGGGGCGCCCCGGGGGGGGGGGGTGTGGTTAGAAGGGGGGGTCGTTTGGCCAGGGGGCGTTTCCCTGGGAGGGGGGTGGGGTCTGTGCGGGCGTGTTGCCTGCGTGGGTGGGGCGGGGTTGCTTGGCGATCTTGGGGAAGCGGAGGACGAGCTTTTGGCCGGGCTGGCCATTGGCTGTCGTATAGGTTTCGAGGGCGAGGGTGCCGGTGGCGATCACTGCGTCGCCTTTGCGTAGGATTTCGGCGGCGTCCTCGGCGTCCTGGTCCCAGAGGGTGGCGTTGATCCACAGCGGGGCTCCGTCGTCCTCCCACTGTCCTGTTTCGCGGTTTTTGCGGCGTGGGGTGGCTCCGATGGAGAGTGAGAGGACGGAATGGCCGCTTTGTGTCCATCGGAGGACGGGTTCGCTGATGTGGCCAGTGATGGTAGCTGTTGCCGGCATCGTGGTGGTCTTTCTGTCAGTCGCGGGTGGGGAGGTTGCGTGCTTCGCGGGTGATGTCAGCAAACGCTTGCATGGTGTCCAGGTTCTGGTGTTCATTGATGATACGCCGGGGGCCGGTGGCTTCGTCGATGATGTATTCGATGCGCAGGACATTGAAGGATGTGCTGTCACTGTCTTGGGTTGTTTCGATGGAGTATGCGCGTGTGGCCGGGGGGAGTTTTCGTAGGGTGGTGGCCAGGGTGTGGAGGTCGATGCCTTCGCCTGGTGCCCAGTAGATGGTGAGCGTACGTGCGTGCTTGATGTGCATGACTGGTCCTTTTGGTCAGATGGTGCGGAGTTGGGGGAGTTGGGGTGCTTCGCGGTGGGGTGCGGCGAGGTCGGCGGGTGTGTTGATGTTGACGGCGAGGTCGGCGTGTACTCGGGCAGCCTTGTTGATTTCGGCGGGCGTCATGCCCGGGTGCGGGTCTGCGGCGTAGCTGCGGGCGGCTCGCAGCCAGTCGAGATATTGGGCTGGGGTGAGGTCGGCGTCAGGGTAGAGGTCGCCTTCGCCGGCGGAGGTGACGAGCGCGAGGCGTGTGACACGTTCGAGCTTGTCGGCTTCGCTCTTTTTGCCGTCGAGGAAGGCCACGAGGTCGCCGAGGCGAACGAAGCCTTGTGCTTCATCAAGGGTGTCGGCTGCGCGGGCGAGGTCGGCGTCGGTGACGTCGGGGAACTTGCGGCTGATCTTGCCGCCCCACGTCTGTAGCTGTCCAGGCTTGGAGATGAGTACTCCTGCGGCGTCAAGGTGCTCGAGGAGGGATTGCATGCCTTTTGCGGTGATCATTGTGCTGCTCCGTATCGTAGGGCGGTTTCTGTGAGGGTGCGCACTGCTAGTGCTGCTTGTTGTGGGACGACTCCGTTACCGAGGAGCCGGAGTTGTTGTTCGCGGGGTAGGGCTAGGTCTGTGCCGGTGACGTGCCCGTCGGGGAGGCCCATCATCCATTCGACGAACCGAGTTGAAAGCTGAAGTTTGCCGCCGGCGCTGCGTGAGGGTGTCGAAGGTGGGGGGGCTGCACGACCTGTGACCTGCTCCCACCTGGCGATTGCCTCCGCGTAGGGGCCGGACGCTGTCATGTCGGCGCTCGTGGCTATTTCGTGGAGGTTGGGCCCGTAGCCGGCGGATGAGTACGTCGCGTTGGTGGCCTGCGGCGTCGGCAATAGCATGCCGGTCATGTGCTGGGTATCGCCGATACCTGATCTTGCAGGGTCGAGGAGTGGCCGCCCGCATGCCTCTTCGCTGGGTCCTGTGGCTCCCCGCAGACCCCAGGGTTCGCCGTGGGGGTAGCCAACAACGAACAGCCGGGCGCGCTGGTGTGGGGCACCGGCGTCGGAAGCTCGTACAACTTGCCAGCATACGTCATACCCGATTGTGGCCAGGTCTCCGACCACACGGCCAGCCGCTCGGATAGTAGGTCGAGCTGGTCCGTTTCCCAGCAGTCCCGGTCTGGATTCCAATGCGCTAATGGATCTCGCACTTAAAGCTCCTTGTACGTTTTCCCACACGACTATGCAGGGACGGATTGTCTTGATTGCGGCGAACATGGACTCCCATAGGCCCGACCGTGTACCGGGGGCCATTCCTGCCCGCTTTCCGGCGACACTTAGATCCTGGCACGGGCTGCCGCCGCAAACGATGTCCACGGGTTCCACCGCGTCCCAATCGACGCTGGTGATGTCCCCGAGGTTGGGGGTGTCGGGCCAGCGCGTGGCGGCGAGCTTGCAGGGGCCTGGTTCGATGTCGCTTGTCCACGCGACGCGTGCGGATGGATCGAGTGCGGTCATGATGCCCATGTCCAGGCCACCATACCCGGTGAATAGGCTGCCGAGCGTTGTCATTGGATACTACCCTCAATGGCTAGGATTTCGGTCTGTGCTGCTTGTGCTGCCCAGAGGGCGTCAAGTTTTTCGGCCTCGGCGCGCTGGCGGTTGCGGAATTCTTCGGCTCGGGTGAGGCGTGGTTGCCTATCGCGCTTGGCCTGCAGGTAGATGGTGTCCCACTTGTCGCGGAGCTTGGGGACGCCGAGGATGTTCGCTGCCCAGAAGTCGGATTGGGCGACCCATTCGATTGCTGCGTGGATCTGGTCGATGGGGTGCTGGTCGCGGTCGATCATGAGGCGGGCGGCGTCGCGCCAGCGTTTGGTGATGCGGGGGCGGCGACCTGTGCGTGCGGCGACACTGTCGGCCATGTGGTCGCAGACGGCTTCGACGTCGGGGCGATCATTGATCTTGGCTTCGACGGCTTCGAGGCCAGGTTCGGGATCGATGACTGTGGCTTCGAGCGGTGTGGTGTCAGGCTCGTCGCTGTCAGCGGGCGCGGGGGTAGGTTCGCTGGGCGCTGTGGGCGCAATGGGTGCCGTTTCGGTGTCATTGCGCTTCGAGGCTTTGCGAGCGCGCTGGCGCGCTTTGCGCTCGCGGGCGGAAGCCTTGCGGGCATCGTCTGATGCCTTGATGTCGCTCCAAGAGCCATTCCACCTCGTCCAGGAGATGATCGTGACGGTGTTGTCATCGACGGTGATGAGTTCGTTGTCTTCGAGGGCGTCGAGGCGGATAGCGGCGTCTGCGAAGCCGAGGCGGTGGAGGGCGACCTCTGAGGGGATTACGCCGTCGGTTTCGGGGTGCATGGCGCACCAGGAGATCATGCGGATGTAGAGGAGTTCGGCGTCCGGGCCAGCGGCGATGATGGCTGGGTCGTCGTAGTAGCCGCCTGCGAGGGCGGCGTATCTACTGGGTCGTTTGATGACTGGCATGTGATTGCCTTTCGGTCTGGTCGGTGCGTCACTAGCTACATGCTAGCACCGCATGGTCGGCGCGTCAAACGCTGGCGTTTGCGCGTTAGTCGGAAACGCGAAGCGTTTTCGACTTTAATTATAGTCTTCTCCTTTATCTTCTCCTTTATCTTCTCCTTGCGTCTCATGTCACGCGTGACGTCACGTGTGACACGAAAGAGGACATGAGGGGGTGTGAGTGTCTGACGCGATGTGGCGTTTTTGGCGGAATCATGCGGATTAGTGACAACAAGGGTTAGTGAGGCTTGGAGCAATCGCCGCGTTTTTTCGATGTTGCGTCACGCCGCGTCACGCGCAATGTCACGCTCGTTTTTTGGGGGTGTCACGCGATGTCACAAAACAGGTCACACGCATGTCACACACGGGTCACGCGTGACGTCACGCCGTGACATGGGGTGTGACGGTGCATGATTTTGCGTGACATGGGGTGTGGCGCGGCGGGATATGACGCGTCGGATGATGCTGAAATCACATGATGGGTTCGTCACATCTCTCTCATCTCGCCTCTTGCATGTGTTCATGCACTGCTGTATGCTTGTTGCATCGGAGGGACAAGCACCCCCCCGACAGACCGAAAAGGAAGACCGAAATGCTTGAGAAATTCGATGCCATTAAGAATGATCCCCGCTCTGGAACAGGTGTGTTCAGGGGATTGAAGCGAAATACCACGTACTCCACCGGAGAGTACTGCACGTACACATGGCGCTCCTTCGGCGCATCGGCGGAGGGCACTTTTGTCACCGTCCCTCAGGGAGCTATTGGTAACAAAGCGTTTATCCTGAATCCCAGCACAAGTTCTTATCTGGACTACCATCCCCTATGGGGAGGCCTCTATTTTCTAGAGGAAATCGGCAGCTCTCAGGGGCCCTGGGAGACGGCCGTTCAAGACCTGTACGAGCCGGACATTGACACAGATTCGTACATCATTTCCCAGACAGACAGTGGCATGAAAATCTGGAGACCGATTGAGCGCGATAATGAATTCAAGGCTCTGAGCATGCTGATGTCTTTTGGTGGCACCATTGATGTCTATGAGACGACTGTGTTCAATATGTGGCTGTCGAAGCAATCTGGTGGTGTGCAGAATGCCGTTAGGTATTCTCAGCGCACGGATTGCGAAGCGAAGCCTTGGCGTCCTGCGTACGTTGAAATTGCTATTCCGGATCCACGAGTGGCACTTTTTGGCCAGCGTGGAAAAGACAGCAAAAACTGGGTGGATAACATTCAGCGAATCGGATAGCGCCACGAGAGCGTAGGCTCTCATCCCGGCCCTGATGGTAGGTGAAGATTGCAGGTTCGACTCCCGCGCCGGGAACGATGCTGACACAAGGTCAGCACACCAAGAAAAGGAGATCACCATGACCACCACCATTATTCTCAATGGATTTGCTGTCGAGGCCGTCAACATGACCCCGCACGCGCTGTCCATCTACGACATGGACAAGGAAAACGTGATTGCTACCATCCCCTCGTCGGGCATGGTGCGCGTCTCTGAGACCGTCCATGTCCTGTCGGACGGTGAGGGTGAGGTGCCCCTGATCGAGGTCGTGCGAGACCCGTCCAAGATCGAGGGCCTCCCCGAAGAGGTGCCCGACCGCGTCGTTATCGTCTCGGACATCACGTACCAGGCGGCTAAGCCTCTGGGCCGCATGGACTTGGCGAAGGCCGGTCCCGCCGTCCGCGATGACTCCGGCCGGATCATCGGATGCCAGGGACTCGCAATCTGACCAATTGTGTGGTGCCCGGTCACGGAAATACTGACCGGGCACCACACCCCAACGCTACTAGTAGGAGATCACAATCATGAACCGCACAATCCGTCCCGCCGTCGCCTTCGCTATCCTCATCATCCTCGTCGTCCTCTTCGTGGCTGGCACCGGCGCAGGCACCTGCACGTCTGGCACCGCGAGCGCGGTGATGCCTCCGACTTTGACCGGGTGGGTGGATGCTGATATGCGTCAGCAGTGGGTGTTGTCGTGGATGCCTGAGTCGGGTGGTGGCCTCGTCACTGTGTCTTCGGATTCGGAGGATGTGTCTCCTGAGGTGACGTGTACGGCGCTGGGTGGGCGTACGGTTACGCTGCAGGGTGCGCAGGATGGTGTGAATCGCGTGTCTGTGCGTATCCCTGCGGGCATGGCGCGGTGTGACGCGTACATGGGTGGGCGTCCGGCGTCGCAGGGCGCGGCCGCGTTCAATCATGTGCATGTCGGCGGTGTCCTTGTGATCGGCGTGATTGATCGTGCTGATCCGCGTGTCGCGTGAAGGAGGTGCTGATCATGCAGAGTCTGGAGTTGTTTGAGTACATGGGGCACGAGGTCCGCGTGCAGGTGGGCGAGTCGGGTGAGCCGTTGTTTGTGCTTGTTGATCTGGCGGCGGCGTTGGGTATCGCGAATGTTACGCAGTTGCGGTCGCGGCTCTCGGATGACCTATGTCAGACATACCCCATGTCTGACAGGCTCGGGCGTGTGCAGCAGGTGTGGGTTGTGACCGAGCCTGGCTTGTATGAGGTTGTTATCCGGTCGGATAAGCCGGAGGCTGTGGCGTTTCGTCGGTGGGTGACGGGTGAGGTGCTGCCGTCGATTCGGCGGCATGGGGTGTATGCGACGGAGGCTGCGGTTGATGCGATGCTGGCTGATCCGGAGACGATGATTCGGACGCTGACTGCGTTGCAGGATGAGCGTGCGGCGCGTGTGCGGGCTGAGGCTGTGGCTGCTGAGGCTGTGGCTGAGGTGGAGGCGCAGCGCCCTCACGCTGATCTGGGGCGTGCGGTCGTGGCCTCTGGTGAGGCGGTGTTGCCGAGCGTGTTCGGGACGGTGTTGTCGGCGCGTGTCGAGGGCATGGGTCCGAACAAATTTTGCCGGTGGCTGCGTGAGGCGGGCTACGTGTATCGGCGTGGTGGGCAGATGGTCCCGACGGCGCGGGCGATTGCGCAGGGGCTTCTGGAGGCCTCTGAGGTGCAGGTGCCTGGTGGTGGCGTGCGTGTGCAGACGTGGGTGCTGCCGAAGGGCCAGGAGCGGTTTGTGCGTGAGCTGCTCGCTGAGCGGGGGAGCTGATGTGCCGTAGCGGTGTCTGGTGTCCCCCAGATATGTGATGCTGGTGCATGTAGAGCGCCCCGCCTTCCTGTTGGTCAGGATTGGCGGGGCGCTTTGTGTTAGTTGTCGAGGGCGGTCACGGTGATGTGGGCGCCGGGCGGCTGGTGGTCGGTTGCCCAGTGCTTGGTCAGGATCCACGTGACGATGCGTGAGTCCTCGGTCAGGGGGCCGCCGGGGGCCGCGAGCGCGTCGCCGACTGCGCGTGCTAGCTTGTCGAGGTCGGGTTTGGTTGCCGCGTGGTCGGTGAATTTCGGGCGTTTGGGGCGGGGTAGGTAGAAGTGTGCTTCGACGGCGATCGGTCCGTCGTGTTCTGGCTCCCATCCGGCGGTGTGGGCTGCGGTTCTGGCGTCGTGGGCGACGAGGGTGCGCCATGAGGCCAGTCGGGGGTTGTCGTGCGCGACGATGGGCCTCCCGGCCCGGTGGCCGACGTACTTGTGCGACCCTTCCGGGGCGGGGATCCCGGCGGTGAAGAATCTGACCGGCTTCACTGTTTTCCGCCGTTCAGCTCGGCTACGCGGGTCTTGATGATGTCCTGCATGTCGGGGTGTGCTTGCCACCAGGTGCGGAGCTTGTCGACGTTGGTGCAGGCGGCGATGAGGTCGGGGGTCACGGGGGCCTCTGCAGGGCTGTTGGTCGTGGCTTCGGCGGCGGCTGGGCGTCCGTCTTCGTCTGGGTCGCCGGTGATGCCCCAATCGATCTGTGCGAGCTGACGCTTCGCGTAGGTCAGGTTCGCGCCGAAGGCCTGCGGGTTTGCCGGGCGGTCAACAATGAGTGCGCCGAGGGGCATGGTGTTGCCGTCGGCGTCTACGAGCGAGGAGATGAGGATAGGGGGCGTGTTCCCGGTGGGGGCCTGGATTGCCTGCCTGTAGGCGAGGCCGTGCTTGGCGCAGGCGGTGCGGATGACGCCGAGTGTGGCCTTCAGGGACGCGAAGCGGGTGCGGAAGTGTGGGTTTGACGCGTCGAGGGGCGGGTTCTCACAGTCCGCCCAGGCGGCGGCGAAGCGCGCTTCGATGCTGATCGGCGCGGTGGCGGGGGTTTTGCTGGTGGTCTTCTTCTCGGAGGTGGTGTCTGTCATGGTGGGGTCCTTTCCAATCGGTTAGTCTGCCTGGGCGGCGTACCAGGCGGGGGGGTGATTCGTGACCGCTTGGGATGCGTCTTCGGCGCGCGCGTAGTCGGCGCGGCGCATGGGCACCTGGCCGCGCTCGCGGGCCGCCGCAATGTCTTCCTTCGCCGCCTTCGTGCACAGGCTGTCGTGATCGTGCACGTAGATGTCCAGGCCGGTGCCGAGCACCATGCCGTGGGCGGTGTGTTCGAAGTCGGGTGCGACCTTCGGTGGTGGCGTGTTCTCTTTTGATCACTTGTAAAGGGCCGGGCAGTCGAGGAGGCGCTTGGCTTCCGTCGATGACACCGACCCGTGGGGGCCAAAACGGCCCGAGTGGTAATCCAGCTCGGGCACATTCTGGTAGATACCAGCCGCTAGCGCGGCGGGATCATTGTCTGTCATGCGTTTCCTTCCTGTAGGAGTGCTGCCGGGAGAGGTGTCGCCAGTCCCGGATGAGGCTGACCGCTGCCGCGAGCGCGATCGCCGTGCTGAGGGGGAGTGCCCAGGTGGGGTCCCATCCGGTGGGGTTGGTGGGGCCGCCGGATGCGGCGGCGACGAGCAGGCCAGTGATTGCGAGGATAGGGGTGAGCGGGTTCATTTGTATTCCTTCTTGTTGACCAGTGGGTAGGAGATAATGCACGGCACATGGCTGATGATGCCGTCCTCGGCCTTGATTGCCACGCATCCGTGCGTTTCGATGTGGTCAGCGTTGACGCAGGTGTATCGGGCGTCGTTCATGAGCATGAGCGAGTTGATTGTGTCGTCGCGCTTCAGGGCGTGGAGTTCGACACCCCATATGCCATGGAATTCGGCGTTGCGGGCGACGCGGACGTCCGCGACCGTGTGCGTTGATCGCTGCATGGCGTCAGTGAACCTGGCGGCCACTTTTTTGGCGTTCTGGAAGGCGAGAAGGTCGGGGTCCATGAGTGATGGTCCTTTCGGTCTGTCGGGGGGGGGTTGTCCCTCCCGATGACACTAGTATACGCACCTCCATACATTTAATGCAAGGGTGGGGTGATGTGATGCGCATAATGTGAAGGGGGCCTCGCAGACCGAAAATGCGAGGCCCCCAGCCCCAACCAGTGGAGCAGTGATGCACGGCTATAGTATATACACGCGCTTCGTGCGTGCGCAAGTTAAAGCTAACCGACCGGCAAACCCGCTAGATGAGGATGTCCAGCGGCGCTTCGATTCCGCGCCGGAACCGCTCATGAATCAGGGGAATATACCGCTCGTCGAGTTCGCACCCGACCGCGTTCACGCCCTCCATCGCGGCGGCCTGTAGCGTCGTACCCGACCCGGCGAACGGCTCGAGGATCAGCGAGCCAGGGCGCACGACCAGTCGGATCAGGTATCGTATGAGTTCGAGGGGCTTCACGGTGACGTGCTGCCCCCCCCCCACGATGGGGCGCTCGCTCTTAGGAGCCCTCGGCTGGTACCTGAAAACCGGCCATACATGGTCGGGCGCACCCTGCTCTACCGCTGCAGCAAGAGCCTCCTCCCCCATGAGAAGATTCGGCGGATACATGCCGCGCGCCGCGTCCATGCCTGCGCGGATGTTCATTGCACCGGTCCCATAGGCGCGGACGTTGTCGATCAGGGTGCCCTCGAGGGGGCGGCGCGCGACGACGATCGGTTCCCAGAGTGGCTTCAGGCCGGTGCCCCATCCCTCCCAGGCCCGGGCCTCATCAGTGATGGGCTCGCCAGCGCTGATGAGCAGGTGTGATGACATGTGCGTCGCAGAGTGGGCGTCCTCTGGCCGTACACGCACTGTGCGTCCCTCGCGCTGGTCGAGCACGCCAGCTGCGCGGTCGAATGCGGACGACAGGTCGACGCCTGTGGGCTTGGCGGCGGCGCGTATCCATGCCATGGCGTCGCGGATCTCGAAGCCAGCGTCCTCGATGCCGGCAGTGAGCCGGTGGTAGGCGCGTGGCGCGCCGAATGCCAGCATGTAGCCGCCTGGCTTGAGGACGCGCAGGGCCTCGGTAGCCCATGATTCACACCAGGCCTGGAATCCGCGCGGCGTCGCCGTATCCCATTTTTCGCCTGCGAAGCTAATCCCGTAGGGAGGGTCAGTGATGATCGCGTCGAAATGGTCTGCTGGCATTTCTCGCATGATGTCGCGGCAGTCGCCCTGGTGCAGGGTGACGCCCTCAATTATCTCGCAGCTAGTCATACGTACAATCGTAGGTGTGGTCACTGTCGTAGCAAGTGTGGCGCACGTCTCTCCCCCACCCCTTGTGTTAAATGTACGCAGGTGCGTATACTAGTGTCATCGGGAGGGACAAGCCCCCCGACAGACCAAAAAGGAAGACCGAAATGACCACCCAGACCGCTGACATCATGGACCTCCTCGGCGACGCCGCCAAGGATTTCGCGGAAGAGCAGATCAGCGCCATCACCGCCGCCGTCTGCGAGATGGAGGACCGCCTGACCGCCAAGTGCGGCGAGATGTCCGACACGGACCTGGCTGACATGATGCTCACCCCCACGGACGCGATCATCGCAGTCGTCGCCGATGAGGCGGAGCTGACCGACTACGCGAGCGATGATGATGCCTTCGAGGCCGCGCTGATCGCAGCCTCCTACATGGGAGCATCCATGATCGTGATCGCCGCAGACGCTGGCATTGACATCGATGAGGCAGCAAAGATCCTCGGGGATCTCGCCTGACAACCCCGTGGTGGCCCCGCCCCGACGGTGGGGCCACCACCCCCAACCCTCTCACAGAGAAAGACTGGAAAATGACCGAAAACACAAAGAATCCCGCCGCCTACCGTGACAACATGCTCCTCGCAACTATCTCCGCTCTTGTCGGGAAGCCCACACAGAAGATCAAGGCAACTATTCCGATTGAGGAGTTGTCCGGCGACTACCTCGCCAACCTCGTAGCTGGCCTGACGCCCCAGGAGCGTGAGTACTTCGCTGCGAGCCTTGACATGCAGATATTCACTCACAACATGAAGCACGTGTCTGCGATCACCGAACCGCATGAGGGGCCGGGACCGCATTGGATTTCTGCCCTGTATGAGATCATCTACGCCGGTGACAAGGTCATTGTGGAGGTCATCGTCAACACGTGCAGGTGCTGACCGTCTGATAATACAAGTGCCCCCCACCTGGGTTTTCCGGGTGGGGGGCACTGCTGTGCCGTGTAGGAGATGACACGCTCAGTATACAGCGCTGGCAGCGGGGTGGCAGAAGTTAGAACGTGTGGCGCACGTCTCTCCCCCACCCCTTGCATTAAATGTACGCAGGTGCGTATACTAGTGTCATCGGGAGGGAGACAGGCTCCCACCGAAGACCGAAAAGGAAAACCGAAATGTTCACCATCACCGACACCTACGCTGAGACCTCCATCAACACCACCGCCGATGCTGAGGAGCTGCAGGCCTGGTTCGAAGAGTCCCTTCCCGGCGACGAGATCAAGGATCTGCGCGAGGCGCTCATTGAGGCCGCTGTCCGCATGACCGGCGAGGACCGCGAGCTGCTCGCCTCCAACGGATACGAGATCACTGAGGACTGATAACCACAACTCCCCCCTGGGTTTGAAGAAGCCCAGGGGGGGTCACTATCCTACAGGAGAAAAAATGACCGACCGATACATTGGCATCGCAGGATTCGCAGCCCTCACCGGCCTCACACGCAACACCGTCACCGCCTACCGCCGCAAAGGTACACTCCCAACGCCTGACGTCGTGATCGAGGAGGCTGGGCGCGCCACGACGAGCGGCTGGACCGAGGATACGATCAGGCAGTGGATGCGCGAGCGTGACGCAAAGCGTGGCCGCCCGTCAATCGTCTACTGGGCCCTCAACACCGACACCGGCGCGGCGGCGATCCTCACGGAGGGCATGCCCCTAGAGGATCTGTCCTCATGGATCGACGGTACGCAATCCAGCGAGACGCACGATCTCGCGAGGAAGCTCCTCGCCCACAAGCCGAGCGACATGAAGACAATCACGCAGGCGGGCTTCGTGATCCGATCTGCTAGCCGCCGCGCCACAGTCCCGCCCGGCGTCTCAGAGCATGAGCTGTGGAGACTCGCGGCAGACAATGGAATCACGTGCGTAGATGCTGACAAGAGCCAGATTGCGACTGTCCTCGCCCACGCGTGCCCGCAAGTATATGGCGAGCTGCTCCTCGCTCACACTGCATGACACAAGGGAGGCCCCCACCATGATCGGTAGGGGGCCTCCCTTCTGTGTGCGGTCAGTGCCGCGGGCAATCATCGAGGGCCGCGCGCTGGGCAGACATGTCCTCACGGATCCTACCCAGATCCTCACGCAGCAGCCGGACCTCATTCACGCGCTCATCATGCTCACGCTCAGCACGAGCATCCGCACGATTCTGAGCCGCCTGGATCGCCGCCATGCCCTCACGGAGCTGCCTGGCCAGCTGATCTAAATCGTCACGGAGATTGGTGCCGTGATGATTCGTGACCTGCTCCCTCGCAGCCTCCGCAGTCTGATGCACAGCATCAATCCTGCTCTTGAGACGAGCAGAGAGTGCCTTGAGCTGCATCGTGATGACGCCACAGATCGCGACACCGAGAGCCGCGAGCGCGGCCACAACCTCGGGTGTAGCCATGACGGCCACCAAGGGGTGTGTCGCTGCGGTCACTTGTCTCCCTCCTCGCGAGGCGTCGGCGTGGTCACATCCTCCCACCAATCGATCAAGCCGGTGGGCTTCAGCGCCGTGTAGACGATCTGCCCGGCGGCGATCACGCCTGCGGCCTCGGTCAGGATGACGCGGCCGGCGTCGGGGAATCGAGTGACCCCCCACGCGACGAGCGTCAGGCAGGCGGCGACTGCGATGAAAACGGACCGCTTGGTCTGGGCCGTCCAGTGCGATCGCGTGATCACGGCGGTCAGGAAGGGGGTGAGTGCGCCGATCAGCGCGGCAGTAGTGAGCGTCGTCATTAGAATCCTCCATTGTTGAGTGCGGACTGCATGAATGCGACAGTCATTGATGGGGAGCCCAGTGTGCCGTTATTCTCGATTCCGTATCGCGCGGACAGTGCGTTGATGGTGGTGGGCCCCATGATCCCGTCATCGGGGACGCCGAGGCGTGACTGCATGGCGGCGATCACGGCGGAACCTTCGGGGTCGGTCTCCCACTCCCACCCGTCGGTGCAGGCGGGCATGAGCTGTCTGTTCGTGAGCTCCTGGGAGGACACAATGCCGTCGATGGGCGTGCCGAGGACCTCCTGCAGGGCCGCCGTCGTGCGCGGACCCCAATAGCCGTCCTCGTAGAGGCCGCCGACTGTGCTTGCCGACTGGTCATAGTACGGGCGGATGACAGCGGTGACGCTGTCCCAGTTGCGGGTGCGGCGGTACACGCCGCCGCCGTTGCCCTGGGAGCCGCCGGAGCCGGGGGATGTGTTGAATTCGATGGTCTGCAGGTAATCGCCGAAGTTTGCTTCGACGATTCCCACGTGGTCAGCAATGCCGTCGTCGTCCCAGTCGAAGCACACGAGATCGCCGGCGCGGGCGTCCTCGACGTCCGAGAGGAGGCGGCGCTTCGCGCGGGCGGCGTTGATGCCGGCGGGCACGTATGCGAATGCGCCGCCGGGCGGCTCAATGCCGGCCTGGTCGAGCACCCAGGACGCGCCCATCGCACAGAACGGGACGCCGGATGCGCCGAAATACTGACCGTGTGTCTGGGCGTACCAGCGCCCGTACTTCGTACCCTCCTCGGGATCATCCCATCGGCTGTAGCCGATCTCACCTGCGGCGATGCGCAGGACGTCAAGAGCGGTTGTCATACTTCACCTCCCTAATGGGTGCGACGTCGGCAGGCGACGTGTTGCCGGTGTCCGGAATGTCTTCCAGCGTGTAAGCGTCTTCGGGCATTGCCTTTTCCTTTCTCTCGGGTGGTCATATTCTACCGCGCCCGCCTGCGGTTACGGGTGAACCTGGCTGGGGACGGATGACATGAGACCGGTCGCACCGCGCTCGCGGGCGCGCGTGGCCTGTGCTTGGGTGGTGATGATGTGGGCGATCAGTGGCTTCCCTGTGGCGTGCAGCTGTGCCCACACGTCGTCGGATGCGTTCCATTCCATGCCCAAAACATCCCACGTGGTCAGGTCTGCGCCTGCGACCTCGTTCGGGTACATCATGCACATCGTGCGGTAGCCGCGGGCCTTGGCGCGTGCGGCGACGCCGCCCTGGATGAAGTGCTTGATGAGGACGCGGCGGCGCGCAGCGGGGCCGAGGCGCTCTTCGAGGAGCGCGAACAGTGCGGCCTCAGACTCCATGTCACCCGTGCTGGACGTCTGCTTGTCACTCGTGACCTTGTGGTCAATTGCAAGCACGACGTCCTGCGGGACAGAATCCATGACGTCGGTCAGTCTCAGGAATCCGCCGGACGCCTGCTGCAGACCCGCCAAAACTGACCAGGGGGTGTTCCAGATCTGGTAGTCCGTGCCCGGCACCGTCCTGGTTGTCACCCAGTCGTGGATCAGCACGAATTCACCGGTCGCGCACCGGCGCACCGACAGCTCGAGGGCCTTGAAGCCCGCGGCCAGCGACGCGTCCAGGCCTCGGCGCGTGAACTCCGGGTACTCGGTGCCACCGAGCCGGTGGGCCACGTAGAAGGGCGTGGCCGCCAGGAATTCTGCCACATGGTCACGATCCACCACGGGAGGCGGCGTAGGCTCGGGAGCCACCGTAATGCCCTTGACCGCGAGCGCGATGTCACCGCCCGCGCGGCGGCGCAGGTACAGGCCGCCCGCCTCGTCTCCGCCCGCGCGGCGGCGCACGTGCAGGTCAGGCATTCGGGATCACCACCTGGACGCCAGCGCCGTTGGTGGCCTGCGCGTTCGGGTAGGTCGCGACCATGGGTGTCGGCGTGCCGGTTCCCGACCACTTGGCAAGCAGGACTGTCTGGTAGTTCGCGCCGTCCTGTGTGGCGAAGTCGATGATTTCCCAGCCGGTCGAAACCGTGATCTGGTCGCGTGCTTCCGCTGCTGCGGAGCGCTCGAAACCGAACGCGAGCGTCAGGCCGGTCGCGCCGTCGACCGTGGGTGCGGTGACAGTGGTGGTTTCCTTCGGGTCCTTGGTCCTGTCCTTGACGGTGCCGACAGTGGGCGTGCCGCCGCCGCGCACATTGAGCCCGGCCCATCCGGCCTCAGTGGGCTTCGCGGTCTTGACATCGATGGTCTGCGACCACGGACCAGCCGCGACCGTGAACTGCTCAGTTCCCACCCAGTAGGGGTCTACCAGGACAGTCCAGTCGGGCGGCCATGTGAACGCCTGGTCAGAGACTGCCTTCGTGTTGATTGCGACCACGGCGCGATCGCCCGTCTGGCCGTTCAGCATGACGGTGATCGTGTCGCCCGTGACACTGCCTGCCGCATGGTCGACAAGCTGCACGCCAGCCGGAGCCGGAGCCGGGGGCTGAGGCGTGCCACCGTGATCCGGCGTCACCGGCACAGGCGCAGGCGCGGGTGCGCTCGCGGCCATGACGTACACGGTGCCGTCGGGGAGGGCGTCTGCTTCCTCGCGTGAGTGCACGACCTGGATGTTTGCGCAGGCGATGAGCTTGCCGTCACCGTCGATCAGGGCGACGCCGGGGGCCGGGCCTGCCGGGTCGGGTGCGGCCTCGAGGATGGACGCCAGATCGAGCGTGTCACCCTCCTTGAGGGCGACTGAGCGTGCGGTCAGCATTCGGGTGGGCGCGTACACGGTGAGCCTGTATGTGCCGGGGATGACGTCGACGTCGATGGGTGATGTCTGGTCGATGGCGAGGTCACCGGCGATGATGACAGTCCCGTCACCGGTGGCTGGTTCGGGGATGGGGGCTGCGTGGATGCTCACGCGGACGGGCTTCTGGTCCGGAGTGACGACAGTGCCCTTGATCTTCGCTGTCATATGGTTTTCCTTACATTCTGCAGGAGGGGTGCTGGCCTTTACATTCTACCCAGTCTGCCCCTAGTTTATAGGGCGGGACAGGGGAATGCGAGGATTGACAGCTTCGTCCAATCATCGGCGGATACGGTGACTTTCGTCCCATTCGCCCCGGCTCCGAGGAGCCACATCGAGCAGTCGGGGACCGTGTTGGCGGGGATGACGCCGAGGCAGTGCGCCGACGTGGAATCATCCCACGAGCCGAGGCGGCTGCGGCCTTTGATGCCGTTCATCCAGACCTCCAGGTCCGTGTACTGCTGCGCTGTCGCGTTGACGCCCCATAGGGATCCGATGGCAAAAGCTACCCTCTGGTAAGGGCGTGCTTCGATGTGCGCGTCACATAGCTTCTTGTAGTCGCCGGCATTCAGCTCCACCACTCCGGAAACCGTGCTGTTGGCTGTGGCGAAGTCTACGGTCATGGATGGGCGGAGGACGGGGAGGCCGCCCGCGGTCTCACCCGCACTAGACAGGAGCAGGTTGTGCACGAGGAAGTACATGGGATTGCCCGCTGTGGGGCCGTTCCCTGCGGCTTGCGCTGCCTTGATGATGTTGCGTGCTTCGTCTGTCGTGGCGACCGCCCGGACGAGGCCGCTGGTGCTGACCATCTTGTCGATGGACTCGATGATGCGGTCGCCCGCGTCCGGGACCATAGGCCCCTTCGGGTGCTGGTGTGACATTTTCTTCTCCTTTTTAGACGGGGATCACGAGCGCCGAGATGTCGCGCTGTGACCATCTGGTAAAACCGCTGGTCGAGTCGACCCCGAACCACAGGTTGGTTCGGATCGCCCACTCTCCGGTGGTGGGCTGGCCGGTGGCCATGGTCATCATGACAAGCTGCCCAGAATCCCACCCGTTGTAGGAGTACTGGTTGGCGGTCTCGTAGATGCGGGTGCCGTTGACCTGAATATCTCCCCATCGGTTAGCTGGGGACTGGGCACCCATATCGTATCCGGTCACGACGATGATCATGGCGCGGCCAGACGACGATGCCGGGACCTTGAAATTCGTCGCCGAGTACCCGTACGAGTCAGGAGGCCAGGTGCCCGACCACGCGTAGCCATTCGCGCCGAAAATGATCGATGCGAGGGAGAGCATCGTGTCTGACGTCGGTGACTTGATCGCCATGCCGTACGGCTGCGCAGGATCCAGCATGATGTATGGCTGGCCGTTTTTACTGACGGTCAGTTTGTCGGGGCCGAGCGTGACCGCGTTCGACCCGGACCCTGCCACGATGGTCTTGCCGGTGATCCGGTCGGCGATCAGGTTCCCGCTGATCTTCGCGGTCCCGGCTACCAACTGGTCAGTAGTGATCTTCATGAACTTCCCGGTCTCGGCTGCGATGGACTGGGCGTTGATCTTGGTGGCGTCGACGGACCCTGCGGCGATCTTTCCTGCAGTGATCGCACCGTCCCGTATGTCAACAGCGCCGACAGCCTTGTGAACATCCACGTGCCCGACATACATGGGAGCGCTCACCGTCGCGCCCTTCGCTGCCATGAAAGACGGCTCAATGCTCATGCTGACCGACCCGTCAGGGACCGTCACCTGTCCGTCACCGCCGACCGTGAACCACCGGCCGACCGGATGGTTAGCACTCGGCACCGTAGACCCGCACAAGCGCATGCCGACGCGTGACCCGTCCTCCGCGTAGAAAGCGACCATCGTGCCGAACCCGGCTCCGCCGACACTCCCCATCGGTGCGAGCGTGTACCACGCCGCAGACGCGACGAGCACGTCACCGGGCTTGCAAGGGACACGATTCCCCGCGGATAGGGTGGGGCCTACCGCCGTGAAATTAGCGGACCCCACAGGCTTAGCGAGGACGGTCGACGCGCGCGCGTGACCGAGATACTGAGACGGAGGGGACGTGAACCTACCGTCACTGCCAGGCTCCCACATGCCGCTTTCCACGTGGTCGAAATACGGGTCGGGCATGAGGTTATCCGACATCACCGTGACCGCTGTCGCCGCGACCTTCCCGAGGAACGCGCGGTCAGCAATGAGCGTGTCAACGACGGCGCTGTTGAATGTTGCGCCGCCCGCCACCGTGAGCTTATCGACCGACAGGTCAGAGATCTTCGCATTGGTGACAGCCGCGTCAGCGATCTGCGCCGTACCGACAGCCAGGTCCCCGATCTGCGCGCGCCCGACCGCCTTCGCGCCGATGTAGTCCGCGCCCACACCGACACGCTCCCACGCACCACCAGTGAGGACCCACCGGCGCACCATCGTCCCACCGTCACGCACCTCCCACAACGCCCCCTCCGGCTTACCGGAGGCGTCTTCGGGCGCAGGATCACTAGTAGCGACCGTGACCATGCCATTCGGCGCGGACGTGCCCCCACCACCGCCCCCCGCGAGCGCAGCCTGCGCGTCAGCGGCGGCCTTCCGGGCCTTGTCCAGGGCGGCGCGGGCGTTGGCTGCGGCTGCGTCGGCGGCGTCTTGTGCGGCCTTCACACCGTCCTGTGCGGCCTTGACCGCGCGGTCAACTTCCGCCTTCGACGCGGCCAGGTCGGCGCGCGCCTCAGCAAGATGAGAGTCAAGCATGCTGACGCGCTTGTGAGCGTCCATGATCTGACGCCCCGTCTCACCAACCGGTAGGACGCTGGCACCGGCGGGCGTGGCCCCGGTGGGAGCACTGACTGACGCGACGCGTCCTGTCGAGTCACGCGGGAGTGTCACGCGCGCACCGACGTAGGTCAGACCGGCGTCCGCGCGTGCGACCACGTGCGACCCGTCAGCCCCGTCGATAGCGACCGACACGAGGCCCTGGCCGGCATCGACAATGCCAGTCACCCGCCCGGTCAGAGTGGTGTCAGGCGCGGCGAGCTGATCAGTGACAGCCGCACCGTCAGGCACGAGGTCCAGGAATGGCGACATACTCAGATCCATGATTCCTCCATCATATCGACTCTCATCACGTGCCCGGGGTCATCGAGGACGATCGACATTGCCTGCACTCGGCCCCTGACGCGCTCGACCGTCCCATCCTCATGATCGATCACCACGAGGATCAGGTCGCCGACCTCTAGGCGCGGGTCTGCGGCTATCTGCACAGACCGCGCCCCCTGAGCCGCGAGCGCCTTCCGCATGTAGGACGTCGCGGCCTTTTCCACGGCGTCCGCGCTGGTCGCCGCGTTGAACTCTTTCCGCTCGGTCACAATCCCGTACAGGTTAGGCGCGTAGACGCCCGTGAAATTCTCGCGGACCGCGGTCCATTTCGTCGACGAACTCCCCTGTGAGGATCCCTGGACGATCCACCTGTTCGGGGTGCGCTCGCGGGCGGTCCGGACGGCTCCGACCAGGAGGTCAGCGCCTGTGTAGACCTCCACGGGGTCGCCGCCGTAGTCGATCGCCCACACGTGCAGGCACCCGTCAGGCTTGGCACCGTACATGAGGCCGTACGCGTCGCATAGGTCCTGCAGGTTGTCGGCTTTCTTGACGCCCCATTGGAAGCTTGTGTTGATCGCGCGGTCGGGCGCGTCGAGGATGACGGGGAGTGTCTGCCCATACGAGGCGCTCGAGGTGATGATGCGCTGTAGCTCAGACGCGAGTGTCGCACCGGCGGGCGGCGACGACGGCCAGACCGCCTGGTCATCGACGATGGTCTGCACCAGGTCCATGCCCGTCACATCCAGGCCGCCCGAGCGTTCCTCCCAGTCGGTCAGGACATACCAGCCGTAGGGGATACGCACCGTCTCCCCACCTGTGTCGACGAGCGCCGTCACATGCAGGCGCTGCCCGTAATTGTTGAGCGGGTCACCGGGGGCCGTGGGCACCAAGCCCGGGTCTACCCGCATGGTCAGTTTCGACGGGACCACGCGCTTCAACGTGGATTCGATCTTCACGTCCCACGCGGGGATATCAGACGCGATACACGTGCCGCCGTGATACACATCCACTCGGACGCCGACAGCGACAGGCCCAGACAGGGCCGCCAGGGTAGGCCCGGCCCTCATGAGGGCATCCCAGCGATCAGGCGCGCGAGAGTGACCTCACTCTGATCCTGCTTGTTTCCCGTCCGGTCAGACCAGGATTGCCAATCCCCCCACGTAACGACAGCAACCGCCCCACCCCCGAGGCGCTCCACGTCACGCGGCCCCGCCTCCGCCCACTGAACGGTCAGCGCGATCGTGCCGTCAGCGCCGAGGCGCTCGCGGGTGACGCTGGTGATGGTGACGAGGCGTGCGGGGACGCCGGGGGTGGTGTCGCCGGGCGCGATGATGATGTGGCCGCGGGCCTTGAGGATGCGCCAGGCGTCGGCTTCGGCGGATGCTGGGAGGACGCAGCGTGTCTTGCCGTCGTGGAGGGGGGTGCGCATTGACCACCTGGTGAGGCGGTCATCGATGATGGACGCGCCTGATTTCCATGAGATGGGATCCTGGTTGTTCCAGGCGGTCAGGCCGTCGATGGGGCGTCCGTCGGTGCCGGTGAGGAGCATGCCGCCGCCGGGGATGGGGCGGCGGGTGAGCGTGACGGTCCCCCCTCCCACCTGGTAGGTGGTGGGTACGCCGGGGGCCGCGAGCGCGTCGGAGAAGACGCCGGCCTGGTTGCCGGGCCATAGGGTGCGGCCGCTGGTGGTGACTCGGACGCCGGCGTCGACGCTGAAGGATGGGAGGCCGGTGTGTGTGGCGATCCACGGTCGGTTTGCCATTGTGTGCCTTTCGTTACGCGCGGCGTAGGGTGCGGACTGTCTCGCCCTCGAGGTAGGAGGTGAATTCGCGTTCGCCGATGCGGAGGGTCAGGGTTTCGGGGAGGCCACCGGTTCCTGACCAGCCGGTCGGTGCTGCTGGGGCGCTCATGCTCGGTGCGAGTGACGCGGTGAATCGGTTGAGGCTGTCGCGTGCGGCGGCGTATTGGCTTTCCATGCCGGTCACGAAGCCGCCGATGACGAGGCGGCCGGCGTCCTTGAGGATTACCTTGTCAAGGTCTTCGGGTCCCTTCCAGGATGGGAGCATGTCGGTGAGGGATCCGAGCGTAGACTGTACTGCGCCGAACGCCGATTTGATGCCGTTGATAAAGCCGTCGATGATTGACTTTCCGGCGGAAGTTAGCCATTGGCCAGCGCCAGCGAAAATGTTGGTGATCTTGGAGGGGAGTTGCTGTACGTAGGAGACGGCGCTGTTGACGCCGCTGCTGATTGAGCTGGTGATCGCGTTCCAGGTGTTGGACACGAAGGTGACGATTGCTGACCAGACGCCAGAGAAGATGCCGGAGATCAGGGTCAGGCCAGTGCTGATGATGCCGCCGATTGCGTTCAGGACGGCGGAGACGATGCCCTGGATCGCGGTCCATACGCCTGAGAACATGGTCTGGATTCCGGTCCAGACTCCTGACCAGTCGCCAGTAATTAGTGCGCCGACTGTCTGGATGAGGCCCTGGATGAATGTGAGCGCGCCTGAGATGACGGTCATGATGTTGTCGAAGACGACGCCGACGGCGGTGCCGAGGGCCTGGAATGCGGGGATCAGCATTGCGCCCAGCCACTCGATGATGGGTGCGATGAATGTACCGATCTGCACAAACGTCTCGCCTACCTGTGAGAGGACGGGGAGGAGTGAGTCCATCATCTGGCTGACCAGCTGGACAATCACCTCAACGACCGCGGTGACGATCGGTGTGAGGGCTGCGATGACGGGGGCTAGTCCGTCGCCGATCTGACCGAGCAGCGGGCCGATTGCTTCGACCAGCTGTACGAAAACTCCGCCGAGCGGTTCGAGGGCGGGGAGGATCGCCGACCCCAGGTTGCCAAGCGCGTCACGCAGGGATTCGCTGTTCTGTAGGACGCCGATGAATGCGCCGATGGCCAGGCCGATGGGGCCGGTCAGGCCCGCGAATCCGCCGCCGATCAGGGGAAGCTGCGTCAGTAGCGGGCCGAGAGCACCGGCTAGGAGGCCCACGACGGGGGCGGCTCCGTCGAGCATGCCCGTGAAGCTGTCAAGGCCTCCTCCGTTGACCAGGCCGTCAATCCCCGTACCGATAGCGTCGAATACGGGCGTGAGTGAATCCGCGATGCCGCTCAGAGCGTCGGTGAGTGGGCCTTTCAGTGGCTCGATGATTTTGACAAGCCCGCCGGTGATCGCGGCCTCGAGGTTGCCCCACGCGCCCTCGAACGTTGACGTGGATGTGGCAGCCTCTGTCGCGACGTCGGTGAGGCCCAAATCCGTCACGGCCTTGTTGAATTCGTCGGCGGAAATCTGACCGTCTGACAAGGCCTGAGAGAAGTCACCCGTGTACGCGCCCGCGTCGAGGAGGGCTTGCTTGAGGGGGCCAGCCGCGCCGGGGATCGCGTCAGCCAACTGACGCCAGTTCTCCGTGGTCAGTTTTCCGGCACCCGCAGTCTGCGTCATGACCATGGCCACAGATTTGAACGTATCCTTGTTGCCGCCCGCGACCGCGTTGAGGTTACCGGCGGCCTCTGCGAGCTGCGCATATCCATCGACCCCGTTCGACGCGAGCTGCGCAGTCACCATCTGAATGTCAGACAGGTCATACACCGTCTTGTCAGCGTACGCCTGCGTGGATGCGGTCAGGTCATCGATAGTGCTTGAGTCGAGGCCCGCGAAGTTCAGCGTTGATTTGAACTTGTCGGTGGCGTCGGACGCGGCTAGGGCCTCACCGGTGTAGGACGCAATGAACGCGCCGGCCGCCGCGAGGCCCGCGACTGCCATTGTTCCGACCGCTTGGAAAGCACTGCCCAGGCCTTCCTTGATTGATGCGCCCCACGATGACGTGTGCTCAGGGACCTTCTTGTCAACCAGGCCGAGTTCCTTGGCGATGCCCTCGCCCATGCCCTGGAATGACGGGACGATGTTGATCCAGGCGGTCCCGATGTCGGTGCCGCTTTTCCCGGCCATGTGTCTTTTCCTTCCTTCCGGTCAGGATCTACGAATCTCCTCTAGGGCAGCTTCGAGTTCATCAATGGGGAGAGCGACGTATGAGTCGCGTTCGTTCTCCCAGGGGCGCGGGAATGGTTGCGGCGGGCACTGGTTTCGCTGGCCGTCGCGGGTCTTCGACCATTGGAGCCACCGCAGGGCGTCGGATGCGAGGACGCCCCACTGGTTGGTCAGAATTGACCACTCCCAGTATGGGTCCAGCTTCCTGCGCGTCCATGATTCAGGCTGGCCGATCATAGCCGCCGCAAGGGAAGCTGCTCGCATGGGGTTGAGCTGCCGCCAATCTTCCACCTGGTAGAACCGGAGGAAGTCGGCGGCCAGCTCGTCGGGGGCTTTCTGCTCCGCCCCCAGGAGCACTAGGAGTTTGGGGCCGTCGCCTTGACGACCTTGGCCAGGAAGGCGCTCATTGCCTTGACGGGGACACGCCCATCTTCGTCTCGCAGGTGATCCTTGACCGCCTGGTAGGTATCGCCCGCGAACAGCATGCGGAACGGACGCACGATGCTAGCAGGCTGGCCGTCCGAGACATCGGCTAGGGATTCCAGAAATTCATAGTCCTGGAAAACAGCGGTGTCAACATCGATGGAGAATCCGTCAATTTCGACCGTCTTGATGTTCTTCGCCATGGTTACGCCTTCTTCTTGATGTACTCGTAGACCGTGTTCCCCTGAGCATCGGGGAAGCACGTGACCGTGGTTTCGTAGCCGACAACAGACCCATCGACGTACGTGACGTCACCGACCTCGGTCACCTGACCGGCCGGTACGACAATGCGCTTCAGCACGTTTCCTGTCATGAGCATGTCGAACACGAATGCTCGGCGCGGAAGCTCGTTGCCGTTGTGCTTGACAGTGATGCCGGTCGTGAGGTCGCCGGTCACGTTATCCTGGCCGTAGATCTCCTTCAGCACATCAATATCGAGCGCCTGGACGAGGGTGAACTTGAACGTTTCCGTCCGCGACGTCCGAACGGTCAGAATCGTGTCTCCGCCCCAGGCCTTGATGTTTTCCACATCGGTGTCGAGGCCGTTGGTCAGGCCGTCCTCAGAGACGTAGCCGAGCTTGACAAACCCGACGGCGAGGTCGGTGGTCGCATCTGTCGGCAGGGCTGTCTTGGTCGTGGCGGAGCTGATCGCGCCAGCTGCCACAGGCTTAGCTGCTGTTGCAAGACTGGAATCATTCTTAGCCATTAGTGATCATCCTCTCATGAGTGATGCTGTGACAGTGAGCTGGTAGCGTGCCTGCCGACTGTCGGGGTCAGGGAAATTATACATGCTGGTAACCTGCGCAGACGCGAGGTCGGCGACGCTTGCGGGTGCGGTGATGAGCGCGTCCCGCACATCGCTTGCCAGCTGGTAGGCGTCAGCGTGAGTGTCCGCCCACGCCTGGACGGCGTACACGCCGTAGTCGATCAGGTGGTCAGCGCGGCCGCCTGTGCGCTCGATGGTGACGAGCTGACCGCCCGTGTGGTTTCGGGGCACTGTCGCATGGACAGGCACCGTGCCGTCGCGCAGATTCGCGCGCAGGTAGTCAATCAGGCGCTTCACGAGAACACCGCCTTCATCAGGGTGTTTTCTTTGGCGTTGCGGCGTCGCGCCTTGAAAGTATCAGCCCATACGGCACCGTGAGGTCGGTCAGTCCAGATGATGTCGCCCTCGAAGCCCTCGCCCGCGCGATCGACGGCGGCCAGCACCGCGTCATCCACGGCCTGCATGCTCATCTTGCCGATAGCCTCGAAATCCAGCTTGAACGCGGTAGCGACCTGCTTCACCATATCAGCCTTCTGTTCGCTCGACGGTGACGGGGAGGTCCCACGCGCCGGGCGTCATGGCAGTCGTGTACCGCTGCGGATCACCTACCACACGGTAAGTGACACCCCGCACGATGACGCGACAACCCCTCAGGCCGCCCCCGAATGTCTTGGGGAAATGCAGCGTGAGGGCATCACGATCGCCGTCACGGCGCAGGCTCCCAGCCAGATCGTCCGTTGACGCGGGTGCGACGAGGACGTTCCCGACGGGGACGCCGGGCTGCCAGCCGGTCAGCTCATCCCCGAACGCATCGACGCCCGCGAGCGCGGGGCGGATCACGGTGACGGTTTCGCCGCGGATCATGACCGACCTGCCAGAAGGTCAATGTTGAACGCCCGCGACGTCGGGAGACCCAGGCGTCGGCGATGGACACGGGTGAAGCTCAGGGACCCAGTCGGTGTCTTGTAGGACGCCGACTGCGTGTACGGGCCAGCCGTCTGACTGACCTGCGTCGCCCCGAAGGGCACGTCACTGGCGGCGCTGCGCTGCATGTACGCGACCATGTCACACACCACGTCAGCGACCGTGTCGGCCTGAATCTTACCGGCCTGTATGAGGACGGTGATGTCCAGGCCTTCGCGCGCGAATTCGTCGCGGACGATGCGTGATGCGCGGGCGAGATGCGCCGACGTCACGGCGGCCTCACCCGCATCCTGCGGGCCGTACCGGTCCGCGTAATCCTGCGCGGTTGCGAGGGTGAACCCAGGCATTGCGCCTCCTTTCCTACCATACGGTAGGGGGAGCGACCGCCGACGCTAAAGGCCGGAGCCGCCCCCCCTATTCACGCGGTCACTTTTCGGCGACCACGGCGAAGCGGTCCGGGAAGACATACCACCCGTAGACCAGCTCAAGGCGCAGCGCAATCTGATTCTTGCGCTTCAAATCTCCCTGCCCATCAGGATCACCCGCAGCGATCATCTCGACGGGCAGCTCCTTCTGGATGCCCCAGCGGATGCCGTTGGTGAAATCGCCGACAATGGCGCGGACCTTCGTGTCCGTTGCTTCAGGCAGACCAGAGACGGTCGAACCCACAGCGACGGGCACGCCCATGAAGGACGTCACGTCAGCGCCGAGGCCGAGCATCGGGTAACGCGGCGTCGACGTGACGCCAGAACCATCCTTGACCATCAGGTTAGCCAAAGCCCAAGTAAACTTGGGGTCCAGGGCAGCGCCGGTCACCTGAACGCCAGAGTTGAGATCGTTGATGATGAGACCGGCGGCTGCGCGGAAATCCGCGTCAGGGTCGGAGCCGCCCTTGCCGAGTTCAACGCGCTTGGTCGTCGCGTTGATGTAATTTGTCCAGGCGGTAACCGCCTGCCCCGTGAGCGGGCTGATCCGGTGATACACACCGAAATCAAGCGCACGAGAGAGCGCGTCCGCTCCGGCCTCAGCGAGCGTACGAAGAATACCAAGCTGATACTCTTCGTCGGCCCACTGGACCTCTTGGCTGAACCGCATGGTCACCTGCGCCTTGTGAGGCGTCGCAGTGACGGAAGAGAAACCACCGGTGGTCGATTCCTTGTCACCGTTCTCTTCAACGAACTGCGCTCGCGGCAGATCGTTGAAAACGATGATGTCTGTCTTCCCGAAGCGCATCGGCTCCTGGGCCGAGAGCTTCGCCACCGTGGAGGTGGAAAGCGTCTTCTTGACAATGCCATCCGCGATCTCGCGGGGCATCAGAGGGGCGGCCTGCCCCGTGCCAAATACGGCCATTTTCTACCCTTTCAGTAGATGTTAGTTGCCGAACAGCGCCTTGACGAACGCCTGTTCGGTTGTCTGCTTAGTCTCGGGAGCGGCCCCGAGGGTGGGGATGACGGGAGTCGCCGACCGTGCGGTCAGGAACTCCGCGAGCGCCTTACCGTGCGCGGTCATTTCCTCACGTGTTGATCCGCGCAGGAGGTCTGCGGGGACACCGGTTTCCTTCGCGACCTCACGAACGAGTGCCGCGTGCGCGGCCTCACGTTCGTAGGTCTCAACCTTCGCGGTGGCTGCCGCTAGGTCAGTTTCGAGGGTGCCGATCTTGGCTGTGAGGGTGTCGTAGTCCGCGTATTTGCGGTGCTCACGTTCGACGCGCTTCGCGATAATCGCGTCGAGGGCCTCCTGGCTGGTGATCGGCGTGAACGCCTGGTCAGGCTTGGGGGCCTGGTCAGGCTTGGGGGCCTGGTCAGGCTTGGGGGCCTGGTCCTGCGTCGCGCCCTGTGCTTCGCCCGCGTTGGGTGCGGGTGTCGCTTCGGTGTTGGTTTTGTTATTCATGATGTGCCTTCCGTTTATGGGGGCCGTCGCCCCGTACCAGCTGAACCCCAGCTGTCAGGTCATTATTGTTTGTCTTTCACGCCGTCCGCGTAAGCGCTAGGCGTTGCCCGCCTGGCATGCCGCATGAGAGTGCTCAAATCTGACGGATTATCGCCGCTCTCAAGTGCGGCGTTTCGCGCCTTATTATACAACTCTTCCAGGTGGTCAGGGTCATAACCGTCAATCTTGGGGTCTGTGTCCCCGAATGCGGGGACGATCTCGCAATCGCAGTCGTGGTGGAATCGGTTGCCTGCGCCGCCAGCTGTCTTCTCAGACGCGTACACCCAGCCGCGCGAGGCGAGCATGCTGCAAAACGCGCAGGTTTTCGCGCCTCGTGGGACGCGCGCCCACCTTGGGTTAGACGGGTCGCGCCTGGCGTTGCGCAGGATTGTGTTCCTGCCAGCATCCTTGATCCACATCTGCAGGCCGCCGTTCAGGGCGGCCAGCATTTTTTCCTGCTGGTCAGACCACAGGTGGTCAGCGGACGCGCGCACGCTCGCTTCGACCTGGACGGGGAGCGCAGACGGTCCCGGAGTCGCGCTGAACTCTGACCGGATGCCAGCCGCGTCGCGCTCGCTGTCGTACCACTCGGTAGCCGCGAGCGCGGCGACGTCACCATATGTGGCGGCGAGGCGTGGCACGAAATCTGTGAGCATGTCACGGCACGTGGCGGGGTCGTCGAGGGGGAGTGTGTCCCAGAATGCGGCGAGGTCGGCGCGGGCGGCTTCGACCGCCTGGTCAACGCTCTTTGAGTAGCGGGTGAGAGAGTTACGGGTGACCATCACGCGCCCGTGTTTCCGGCGAGCTTGTCCAGGCGGTCAAGGATCGACGCCGCCCCCGCGCGCCTGGTCTCTGCTTGCATCTGGTCGATCTCTTGCTGGGTGAATCCTGCGCGGCGCATGCCGACTGTCGTTGTTGCGACGTCGGGCATGGCCTGCGCGATTTTGACGATGAAGTCAGAGGAGGCCTGCGGGGACACGTACCTTGCGGGCGTCCAGTTGACCGCGAGCTTCCAGGACTCATCGGGAGCGGTTACCAGGTGGTCACGGACCATGACGACGTCTTCGATGATGCGGCGCAGCGCAGGCGTGAACACCCGCCACTGGTACTCGGCCTCATCTGAGAGCGCGTATTCGGCTGCCTGCATGGCTTCGGCGGACGCTGGGTTGTCCGCGAAGATCCCGACAGATGACGTGGGCATGTTCGTCGCCGAGCACAGATTCTGTGCGAGCTGCCTGTACATGGACAGATGCGGGTCCATCGATAGCTGCGAAAACTGACCGACTGACGGGATGTCGCCGTTCTCGTTGGGTGACAGTGCGAGGATCCGGCCGGTGATCGCAGACCACCGGTCGACGCCCGCGAAAGCATCCTCATCCGCGCCGAGCACGTAGCGCTGCGGGGATGAGAAGAACTCTGCTGATGCTTCTGTACGAACCATCGTGCGGATCGCACAGTCGGTCAGGTACCGCACTTCGCGGCTGATGCGCGATCGACCGAAGGGGCGGCTGATCTGCGGGTCGTAGGTCAGCATTTCGATGAGGACGCGCCCGGCTGGGTTGGGGAGGCGTTGCACCTGCCACGCGCCGCGCGGTCCCTTGGTGAGGCGGATCGTCTCACCGGGGAGGAAGAGGGTTGCGTCTGACGGGGCGGTCATGCGCGTGATGGTGTCCGTGTCCCACCCGTCCCCGTCGGGCGTAGACGTGCCGTTGATCGCCAGGCCTGCGGTGACGCATCGGCGGCGTGTGTCCCACTGGACGGACGTCCATCGAGCGTCGCGTGCCTGGATGACGACGGGCGGTTCACCTGCCGACGTGTCGCCCGCACCGACCACGAGGAAAGCGCAGCTGTGCTTGTACGCTGACTGGATTGCCTGCATGAGCTCAACATCGAACGAGTTCCTGACCAGGAGTTCAGTGACGTCGAACGGATCTAGACGCCCGTCGAGGGAGTAGCCCTCGAAGACATGCTTGCGTGCGAGTGTGGATACGGCCTTGGCTGGCCAGCCGAGGGCTGCGCGGACCCGCGCCATCTGGGGCGGGACACTGATCCCAAGGTCTTGGAAGACCCGGTGACCATCGTAGTAGGCGTTCAGCAGCTCGTTCTTGGGGGCCTTGGTTTCGATGCGCTTCCACAGTGCCGCGAAAATGGCCTGTTCGGCGCTGGTGAGACCGGCGATCATGGGGGCAGTCATGGGGACTCTTTCCGTTCGGTTATCTTTTGTTTCTTATGGTACACGCGTGCGTGTGGTGGATGCGGGTTTGCCGCGTGAATCCAACATTTTGAGCGCACATACCATGTGCGCATATAATCATGCATATAGTCGAGTAGGAGGTACCCACACATGATTAGCAAGATTCACAGGCGCATCGATCTCCTGATGACACAGACGGAGTTCGGTGAGCGCGTAGGCGGCATACCGCAGTGCACCGTGTCCCGATGGGAGCGCGGCAAAATGACCGAGCATGATGATGAGTTTGATGAGTTCTTGGACGTCGCCGAAGCTAAGCGCCGGGATCTGACGCGCTTCATCGAGGCGTTCATGCCGAACTACGCGCTCACTGAAGCCGAGTACCGGGCGCAGTTCCCCGAGTACGCGCGCCACATCACCTATCCCATGTACAGGGTGATCCACAACGCGGTTTTTGACCTGCGCTACTAGCTACACGATGACGACGCCGCGCCGCCCCTGAGTGTTCCCCCCGTGGAGCGCTCGGGGGCGGCGTCGCGTTGTGCGGGCGATCCAGTACGCCGCAGACGCGGCGTCGAGCGGGGATGGGTCGCCGTCTTCGACGGTGGCCGCCCACCCCCACGCTCCGTCCTGGCCACGCATCCGCTTATCGCACGTAGCGACCGCCCGGTTCAGGACGTCATCACGATCGCCCTTCGGGTGGGTCACGTGCTTTTCGCGGACGGCGTCCAGGAACATCGATGTCGCGCCGAAATACTCGCCGGTGCTCATGATGTGGATCATTGGCTTGGGGACGCCGCGCTCGCGCAGTGCCTCGGCGAGGACGCCCGACCCGGCGCGACCAAGAATCGCGATCTCCGCGATCCGGTGACGGCGCTCCGCGATCCAGTCAGCGAGCTGCGCAATGCCGGCGTCCGCGCGGCCCGAGTATGCGCCGATCAGCTCCACGTGACCACCATCCTTGGTTTTGACCGCGCCCGCGACGGCCTGGTGAAGCCCGTCCGCCGTGAAAGACACGCCGATCGTGCGCACGCCCTCCGACTCATCCGGCGGCGTCGACGTCGCAGTGTCCGACCACTGGGCGGGCGTGATGAGGCGTTTCGCGCCAGCGTCCTGACGCCAGATGCCGAGACGGTCCTGAGCGAAGCGCTCCGGGCTGTACGTCTCGTACTCGCCCTGCACCACCTCGTGGTTGATCAGGCTGTTCCACGATGGGTTGGCCTGCCACCTGGTCAGCTCCGACGCCGGGTCGAAGTCGTCCGCGTCGGGGTCCGCGCCCCACTCGATCCACGCCGACGCCGTTGACTTCCCCGACATGGCTGCCTTCCTGACCATATCGAACGTGTAGCAGTCGTCCTCGTCCTGCGGGGGTGTGCCGAGGAGCCATACCTGCGGGTTCGCCCTGGCCGACATGGTGGAGTTGATCGACGTCCATGCACGGGATCCGAGGATCTGCGCCTCATCGAGGAGGAGGCAGTCGGAGCTGAAGCCTTTGCCGCCCGCGCCGGAGCGGGCCTTGAACTTGATCTTCGCCCCATTCTTGAACTTCACGCTCTCGCGACCGAACGCATTCATGACGCCATTCTTTGCCAGGCGATCGCGCAGCCCCTGGTTCTCATCGGCCTCGACGATCTCTAGAAGCTTCTCAAAGGTCTCGCGGGCCGTGTCCTGCTGGTGGGCGGACACGACGATCATGCGTTCCCCGAAGATTAGTGCGCCCGCGAGCGCGCGGGAGACGAGGAGCTGGCTCTTGCCGTTCTGGCGTGGGACGGACACGCCGACGCGTTTCGCCGTCCACGTGCCGTTCGCCTGCTCGCCCATCGCCGCTTCAAGGACAAGCTCTTGCCACGGGAGGAGGGTGACGCCCAGCATGGCGGATAGGTCGGCGACGTCTTCCCAGCCGTTAGATCGCTCGCCCTCGGGTCGGACGAGGACGCGCGGAGGTGCCTCCCCGAGCAGCGCGACGGGCTGCGAGTTCGTCGAACGGATCATTTCTAGTTTCCTTCTTACGGGATTGTTCGGTCAGGGCGTTCAGCTCTGCGAGGGTGGCCCGGAATTGGCTTGCTAGCGGGCCTCTCCGGTCCGGAGGCGCGTCCTCGATAGATGCTTTCAGGACCCCCGCCAGCCATTCTAATTCTTGCTGACGATTATCGACGGGGGCCGCCCGCCACTCAGAATGAGCCTTGATCACCTCCGGACTGTTGTCTGGTTCCCGCTCTGCTTGATACTTCAATCGGCGTACGCGGTTCACCTCGTCGCGGTGTGTCTTCATGTACCGCTTGTTTTTTGCGTGGTCGCGACACGCCTGGGAGCAGTAGGTCTTCTTGCGTCCGCGCGCGGGCTGATCGAGTTCGGCTCCGCACTCGCGGCAGTGCGTCGGGGTGGGGGCCATGGGCGGCCTTTCTGTGTGTGAATTTCGCTTGGCCGTGGGGGGCTCATCGCGGGTGGGGGGAGGGGGTTACCCCCGTCACATTACCAGGCTACCAGGGTGGTTGTTTGGCCTGTTCTGCGGCGTTTTGGCGTGTTGTTGCGTCCGTTTCCGCGGCTCTGATTGCAGCGGCGACAGACTGTGCGTCCGTTGTCGATCGTGTTTGTGCCGCCGAGTGACCATGGTGTGATGTGGTCGGGTTCTGGGCTGTCTGGTTGTAGGGTGGTGCCCCATGCTAGCGTGACGCCGCAGGTGGGGCATGTGGTCTGTCCGGCGTCGCGGTCACGTTTGAGGACGGCTTCGCGCCATCGCTTGTGGCTGGTGGTCCCGGTGCGGCTTGATGTCATGGTTTGTGGGTGGGGGTGGTTGTTTGCGGGGGGGG